AAGAAAGGTGATTTCTATACATGGCATACAGATTCAGGCCCAGTTGGACAAGAACATGGAACAGACGGAAAGGTTCGTAAGTTAAGTTGCACTATTCAATTATCAGACCCCGATGAATATGAAGGTGGTCATTTTGAATGGTTAGAACCTACTGGAACTTTTGATAAGTTACAATTAGGTCAGAACAATATTCTTTTAGATAATATGAAAAAGACTGCACCATTCAGTGCAAAGACAAGAGGTAGTATTATCATATTCCCTTCAGACGTTCACCACCAAGTCACACCAGTCACACGAGGAACTCGAACATCACTAGTAGGGTGGTTAGTAGGTAATCCTTTCAAATAAAATGGAACTATTACGTGCATTCGGGCCTAGAGTTGCGAAGTATAAATTGTCTGAATCAGAATCTAAATCTCTATTAGAAATCTGTAATCCTATGCAAATGGACGCAACTGAAACTCTTGTTGGTTATATCAAAGAAGAAAAGTTTATCGGTGATTCTTTAAGACGAACTGAAGTATTCAATACTCTAAAATCAAATATACAATCATATATCAAAGAAGTCGATAGTGGATACTTTGATAAGGATTCTGATATCGTAATGGATTCTGCATGGTATAATAAACAAATTGCACTAGAGTATAATCCACCACATTGTCATTATCCAATATGTGATATAGTATGTGTTATATTTCCTTCTATACATATAGACGAGAATGCAGAATCATATAAGAACAATAGTAATACAGAACAACAGGGTCAACTCCACCTTACATATGGTGAGGTTGGGTTAAATGGGTTCGGAACTGCACGAGTTGTGGTGGAACCCGAAGAGGGAGATATGTTTGTATTTCCTTCAACACTAATACACTACACTTCTCCAGTTTTAGGAAATAGTGAGAGGTATTCTATATCTTGTAATTGGAAATTTGCTTCACATGGTTAGAGTAGAAAAAATAGACGAAGTCTTTATGAAGGTTCATTGTGATGACGGACTTGCAAGAGACCTATATGATTTCTTTTCATATACAGTTCCAAATGCAAAGTTCATGCCTTCATATAAGAATAAATTTTGGGACGGAAAAGTTCGACTGTTTTCTTTAAAGACACATAAGATTTATATTGGTTTACTTCCATACGTGGACGATTTCTGTAGAGAACGTGGATATGACTTTACTGGTATACAAGACGTTATAGGAGAAAAGGAAAGAGAGAAAGTTAGTCAGTCATGGTTAGCAGATTTAAACCTTCCTTTTGAACCTAGAGATTATCAAATAGATGCATTTAATACTGCAATTCAATACGGAAGACAACTTTTACTTTCACCTACTGCAAGTGGTAAATCCCTTATCATATATTTACTTACAAGATACTACAACAAGAAAACTGTTATCATAGTTCCTACTACTTCACTGGTAGAACAAATGACAAAGGATTTCCAAGACTATGGATACAAAGACCCAATCTGTAAAATATATCATGGTCAAGAAGTATTCGATTCACCTATAACAATTACAACATGGCAGAGTTTTAGTAAAGCACCTAAAAATGTTTTACAGTCTTTTGATATGGTTATCGGAGACGAGGCACATTTATTCAAAGCACAAACACTAAAAGGTATATTAGAAAAAATGAAAGACACTGCAATTCGTTTTGGTACTACTGGTACACTGGACGGAACTGAAGTTCATAGACTACAACTTGAAGGATTATTCGGCCCAGTCAAAAAGGTCATAACTTCAAAAGAACTCATGGATTCGGGAACAATTGCAAATTTAAAAATAGATTGTGTCATACTTCGTCATACCAAACAGAAGAAAATGACCTATCAAGAAGAAATGGATTACCTCGTAAGTTGTGATAGTAGAAACCAATTTATAACTAATTTGGTGGGTTCCCTAAAGGGTAATACACTGGTGTTATTCCAATACATAGAGAAACACGGACAACCTTTATGGGAAATGTTTAATCCTATGGTCAGTAGACAAAAAGGAACATTACATTACGTACATGGTGCAACTGATACAGAAGATAGAGAGGCAGTCAGAACGATAGTTGAAAATGCAAGGAAGAAAAATAATGTCATACTTGCATCATACGGAACTTTCTCTACTGGTGTAAACATAAAGAAAATTGATAATGTAGTTTTTGCAAGTCCTTCTAAATCAAGAATACGCAACCTTCAGTCTATTGGTAGAGGTTTAAGAAAGACAAAAGGTAAAACTGAAATGAGATTGTTTGATATTGCAGACGACTTACAATGTGATAATTACACCCTTGGTCACCTAAAAGAACGTATAAATATTTACAACGAAGAGAATTTTTCTTACGAAATACAACAATTTGATTTAAAGTAATGGCAACTCCAAAAGATTTAATACCTCAAAAATACGAAGTTATCAAACTTAAAACTGGTGCAGAGTTTGTAGGAATGGTTAGAGACTCAAATGAAGGTCTCGAAGTTACTCTACCTATGATTTGTCATTTATCAGTTCAACAACCAATCAATTCAACTCTTGCAACGTTTTATCCGTATGCACCAATGAGTGAAGACCCTATTGTCAAGATTCCTTTTGACCAAGTCTTACATAGAAGTAGCATGAATCAACAGTTCATTCCGTTCTATGACGAAGCCTCTTCTAACTGGTTAAGAATGGTAGAGGATAAATCCATACCACTAACTAATGATTTAAAAAGTATTTCGAAAGAGTACATGAAAAAAGCAGTTGATTCCATTTTAGAAAATGTAAGAGACGAAGATTTATTTGATGAATTTTATGAAGAACTTGGTGAGAGTGAATTTGAAACTGCAATCCCACCCAAGGACAAAACAAAACTTCATTAGGATTTGTTTTTTTCTAAATAAGTGCGTATAATTTAGACTTATATATACTTATACAAAATATTTATAACTAACTTTTAGGAAAACCATGACCACAGCAACTTTATTTGCGAAGAGCATGGTGCGAAAAGCTAGAGAAGTCAACCACGACCTTCGTCCTCAGAAACGAAAGTTAGTTGACACTATCGAATTTCTAGTGCTAATGACTCTTCCTTTCTTACTACCATTCATCATAATGTTTTACGCATCATCTATGAGAATGATATAATGAAACATAAACTCAGAGATACTTTGGAGATAACCACACTTGTGGCTGTCTTCTTAGTGTCTGTAATATCAATAACAGGAATATAATATGAGAGAACTAGGACAAGCATTACTATGCACACTTGCAATAGGTGTGTTTTTTGGATTTAAGATATATCCAAATTTAGAATATACAGGTGGAACTGGAGGACATAGTTGCACGGGTCAGTGTTATGTTGACTATGTTGAACAATTCGGAACACCTGCTGAAATAGAACAGAGAAAACAGGCACTTGCAAACTTAGATGAGTTCAGTGATATCAGAAGTCTATGGGCGGGTTGTGCCGCTTGTCATGGTCAGAATGGTGAAGGAATGGCAGTATTCCCAGCACTTAAAGGTCAAACTGCAGATTATATTGTAGGTAGACTTAATGCATACAAGAACAGAGAAACAGTCGGTGCAATGTCTTCTACTATGTGGGCTCAAGCAGGAATGTTGAGTGATGCAGATATCAATATGATTGGTAAGTTTATAGAGGTAGAACTAAAGTGAAGACGACTGAAGAGAAAGTATTACAAGTCGTTAACTTATCACCTGATGAATCTTGGATTGAGAAAATTGTTGAAGTTCACCCCATGAAACAAGTTGCAGTAATGTCAGTAGTTCAAGTAGTAGTATTTGGATTTATGTTACTTGCATTTTGGTTAATCAATATAGGATTGGGTAAGTGAAACACGTAGGATTCCCATTACCGAGTGAAATGTTTAACTCACCTCCGAAAGAAAGAGAGGATTGGGATAAACATGTTGCAATCACAAAACTATTAGATATCCCCCTCAAATGTCCACATTGTGACGAGAAATTAGGGAAGATAAAATGAAACACTATATAATAGGTACAACTGTAGGTTTATGTAT